CAAAAAGTTGAAAAAAAGGAAAAACAAAATAAACAATTAAATACTATATAAACTATATACAATCATGGCAACACATAACGCAATCCTTCAAATTTATAAATCCAGACAAACTATACTAAATATTTTAGAAACAATCTACGATTATGATACATCCGATTATAGTGGATTCAGTTTCAATGAAGTAGATGCGATGTATAATAATAATCAACTAGATATGTTATTATCGCATAAAAAGGAAGGTGACCAAAAGGTACCCATACAAAAAACCTATATTAAATACAATACAAAATCCGCATTGAATTCCGTTTCCGTTTCTAATATTATTGAAGATTTATACACATTGTCCGATACATTAACGAAAAACGATTGCTTATTTATAATTTATGATGGCGAACCCAATGATTCTTTAGTAAATGCATTGAAAAATGTATACGAACAAGACGGAGTATTTGCCATTGTGTATAATGTCAAACGTTTGCAATTTAATATTTTAGAACACACATTAGTCCCTAAAGTGGAAATCATGGAAGAAAAAGAAATTGAAGAATTAAAAGCAAAATACAGCATTGAAAACATGAAAAGTTTACCCGAAATCTCTCGTTTTGACCCATTAGCTCAAGCCATCTGTTTGCGTCCCGGAAAACTCTGCCGTTTTATGAGAAATAGCCCAACATCAATGGAAACCCCTTATTATAGATTTTGTATTTAATTCTCTTAACACCCTTAAAAAAGTTGAATAAAACTATTTTTTTACAATACATATACATAAGTATAATTATAGTTATTTATAAAATGTATTTGAATAGTCGCGGTTGTGTTATCCCAAAATCTATATTGTCTCAGGACCAAATAAAACAAATCAAAAAGGAGTTAACATTAACTCCAAAAGAAAATCATGCAATACGATTAGCCGCGACCGATGAAAAACAAATCATCGTATATAGAGAAAACGAACAAAAGCTATATGTTCCTCGGTTTTATGGGTTACAAAACCACGTACCCCTTACTAAAAATGAGATTCCAGACGGAGACACTATAGATGTACCATTCGTAAATCAATTACGGGATTATCAAATAACGATTGCCAATATTTATTTAGACCACGTAAAAACCGGTTATGGAGGAGGCATTTTGGAAGTCCCATGTGGGCGAGGCAAGACAATAATCGCATTGCATTTATTGAGTACATTGAAAAGAAAGACATTGGTCATTGTACACAAAGAATTTCTCATGAATCAATGGATTGAACGCATACGAGATTTCTTACCGTCCGCCCGTGTTGGAAAAATACAAGGCAAAACATTTGACATTGAAAACAAAGATATTGTGATTGGTATGATTCAAACCATGTATGACCGCAGTTATCCATCCAATACATTTAGCTCGTTTGGGTTGACTATATTGGATGAAGTGCATCGGGTCGGTTCCGAAGAATTCTCCAAAACGTTATTGAAAGTAGTTACTCCGCGTATGTTGGGCATTTCGGCAACAGTGGATAGAAAAGACGGATTGACCGAAATATTATATATGTTTATAGGCCCAAAAATATACAGTGAAGCAAGAACCGATAAAGATGGGGTTGAAGTACGTGCCATTCAATACGAGAACCATCACAAAGAATATACAGAAGAAGTATTTGATTTTCGCGGAAATGTACAATACAGTAGTATGATAAATATAATCAGTGATTTTCCATTACGACGTATGTTTATTATAAAAATATTGGAAGATTTGATACACGAAAATCCAGACAAACAAATCATGATATTGTCTCATAAGCGTGATTTATTGGACTATTTGGAAACGGAAATCAATGCAAAACAATTCGCATCTTGTGGACAATATGTAGGTGGTATGAAACAAGCCGCATTGCAAGTCAGTGAAACCAAGGAAATTGTATTGGCCACGTATGCCATGGCGGCGGAAGCACTAGACATCAAAACGTTAAATACATTGGTAATGGTATCTCCGAAAACGGATATTGTTCAAAGTGTGGGACGTATATTGCGAACTCGTGGGGATGGCAAGATTATAGTGGATATAGTGGACAGTCATGATGTATTTCAAAACCAATGGAAAAAAAGACGCACGTTTTATAAGAAGTCGGAATATGCGATAAAAACAATAAAAAATACGGAATACGAAAATATGCAAAATACAGAATCGTGGAAAGTTGTATTTGACCCATTGAAAAATACAAAAACTAAAACTAAAAACAATAAAAATAAACTTGGTATTATAGAAGACGATGATGATAAACCAAAATGCGAATTGAATTTTTAATATTTTAAACAACCCCAACCTAACAAACATACTACCCACCCCAACCTAACAAACATACTACCCACCCCAACAGCACACCCTAGGAGGGGTTAAAGGGGAACCTAGGTTCCCCTTAGAAGAAGCAAAAAATACCCTTACATTTTTTCTTTTTTCCACATACTTTACATTTTCTAGAAGCTTTAGGCGTTTTTCGGCCCGCCTTCTTTTTGCCTTTTCTGGAAGCCTTGCCTTTTCGCCCCTTTCTCTTGGTGGCTCCTCCGGTGGAATGGAACATGTTTGGATGATTGGTTAAATTGTGGTTTTGGTCTGCGAGAGTCATATATATGACCATTAGATTTCATCTGATTATGTACAATAAAATCATCAATAAATGGAACTCTATTGCGATTTTGTTCATGCATAATACGTAAAGGAACCCATCTTTTAAATTTCCGGTCAAAATAACATTCCATCAATATTCGTTTTTCCAAATCCACGTATTTGTCGTCACGAATGTCTTCAAAATCGGCTTCATCTTCGCTTTCTTCAATATAGTCAATGTTTTTATTTTCCACAATATGCCTAAATATTCCATTCATCATTACGCTGGTTTTATAGTTTGGAACAAATGCGTATTGATACAAGACATTGTTTTGTACGTATAAATGGTATACATCATAGGAAATATCCGCTTGTACCCAAAACAAGGTTTTCTGACGAAATATGGGCGAATGTATGTTTATATTCCACATTGGCATTTGTTTTTTATATTTGGTAACATCACTCCATATATTGATTCGCGGTACATAATCAATCACGTCTTCTTGTATGTTGGGTCCTCCCATCGCCCATGGATTTTTATTCAAAATATAGTTCACATACGGTTGTACATTCCTAGAACATCTATATTGGATATGTTTGATATTGTAACCTATAGTCATGGTCCATCTTTCGGGCAACGTCTCAGATTCGCACCGGTTCCACATTACAATGCAATGAATACTAAAATTACCGTATTGTTTTGTCTTTAAGCTGTCAAAGAAATCGCAAAAAGCTTTGTATTTTTTCACCATAATAATTGGGAATGGATTTCCAAAATCGTAGCCTTTAAACATGAAAATTTCGTCTGCAATAAAGTATTTATGGTTAGGACATTTTTCGTCGCCTTCCACTAAATATCCAGACAACAATGTTCCTAAAGCAAATGATTTATCAAAATTCCATGGCAAAATATGAATATTATCTTGAAGTTCTTGTTGTCGTCCGAGTTCTATAATAAAACACGTTTTCTCGTTATTGTAAAAAGTAAACCATAAAAAGGCACGTTTTCCGGATGGAATGGCCAAACAAATATCATATTCTTTTTCTACCTTGTTATGAACAAAAGTTTCATAAGAAGGTTTAGCAAAGTGGGGGAATCTCGCAAAAAGGCTACGCACATTCATTTTCGTCATTTTTTCTATGTGTATATTTCTTTGTTGTAGTAATAAAACATTATATCTATATTAATTTTCAACTTTGTGTACTTATTGCATTTTCCAAAAATTGATTTAATTCGTCTTCCATTTTTTGATTCTCTAACTCAGTATTATTTATTTCGTCCATCAACTCTTTATATTTTCCGATTTCGTCAATATACATATTTTTCACTACCTTTTTAGAATACTTGTTTTTCAAATATTCATAACATTGGTGTCCTATATAAATAATTATTAATGAGACTATTACTTGTATTATAATATTACTAAACCACTTCATATACCATATCAAAAATAATTATATAAACCACTTAAACGCAATACCCTAAACCTATTTAAGATGACACGAATAATTACAATTGACAAGACTGGTTCCATTAAGGAACAAAACATCAAGAAGTTTGATGAATCTGAATTATATAAAAAGGCGGGATTCAAAACCAGTAAAAATTTCGTAAAAAACAATGTATGGGAAACTGTGGAAACCGCCAATAAGACTTATAGTAATATTACACTATATGGGAAAACCGAAGGTTCCGCGGGACGTGAAAACAAATATGAAATGCCTCCCCCGTCGGACAAGGTCTTGTTTTTCGGTACTATAGTAATTGTAAGTTATGACGAAAACGACAATGCAGTGGATTTGACCAAACCGGATTGGTTGGCCATATATGACACGCTATTTGGAGGGTTTGAAGATTTGTTGGACGATGAAGAAACGGATGAAGAGGAAATCGTGGACCCATCACTATTGACCAAACATGGATATTTGAAAGATGATTTTATTGCAGACGACGACGACGAAGAAGAAGACGAATTGGAATACGATTCCGAGCTTTCGGAAGAAGAATATTTTCATTAAAAAGTTGAAAATTTAAAAAAATAATATAAGCTTATAATTCTTTATATTATTAGTGAGACAAACATGGCATTATTTGTAAATTCTGAACCCAAAAAGTTTCGTGCAAACATTTCCAACCATTTTGGGCAAATGTTTGAAAATGAGCAAATCGGTAAAAATATAGAAACCGGTATATTTAATTATACCATTCAAGAAGCAGCGTTTCGCCAAATTATAAAAAAATGGAAAAACCCACAATTTTGTGAAATCTATAATGGACGTTTAAAAAGTATATTATACAATATAAAACAAAATCAAGAACTATACCAACAAATCCAAAACAATCAAATCGCGCCTAATATATTGGCCTTTATGACACATCAGGAAATGAATCCAACACATTGGAAAAGCCGTATTGAAGTGAAAATAAAACGCGACCGTTCACGGTTTTCCACCAATATTGAAGCGTCCACGGATATGTTTCAATGTAGGAAATGCAAAAGTAAAAAATGTACGTATTATGAGTTGCAAACGCGTAGTGCGGATGAACCGGCCACCATTTTCATTACTTGCTTAGATTGCGGGAAGAATTGGAAAAACTAGGGGGAACC